AAGAAACGCTCCTCCGGTGGTAAGGCCATCACCATTGGTGTGCATCACAAAGAAAAGGGCGCATTTTATGCTAATCCGCTCGAGTTCGGGCACGGCGGACCCGCGCCCGCTCCTGCGCATCCCTTTGTACGTCCGGCTTTTGACACACGTGCTGATGAGGCCTACGCCATCATGAAGGACATCCTGCGCGATGAACTATCCAAATAAACAAATGGAGGTATTCTGATATGCCGACTCCTACCGCGTCTCCTTCCGTCGTTTCGACGGTAGGTCTTAAAAACATGGTACTGGCTCCGCTGACCGCCGATACGGAAGCGGCGCACACCTATGGCGCACTCCAGTTGATTGCAGGCGCGATTGATGCGTCCATCACCCCGCAGAACGCCGATCCCAATGTGCAATACGCTGATGACGTCGAATTCAGCGTGCTGTACCCAGATCCCGAACTGAGCTTCAAAACCAAGATGGCCGACATTCCGCTGGCCATCCAAGAGATGATCTTCGGCAACCAGATCGACGAAAACGGCGTGCTGGTGCGCACCGCATCCGATCGTCCGCCTTACTATGCAGTGGGCTTCAAGTCCGAGAAGTCGGACGGTACCTTCCGCTATGTCTGGCTGTATAAGGTGCGCGCTAAGCCTGTCACCGAATCCTACGCCACCAAGGAAGGCACGACCATCAACCGCCAGACCGGCGAGGTGGAATGGACTGCTATCAAGCGCACTCACGATGCGCGCTATCAGGCGGTTGCCGACGAAGGCCAGAACGGCTTCGCTGCGGAGCTTGGCGCGACTTTCCTGCAGAGCGTGTACGAGCCTGACTTCACGCCTGCCGTTTCTGAACCGTAAACCCATAAACGACCTTGCGCAAGCCGGACAGCATTCGTTGTCCGGCTTGCGCCTTTATGAAGCAAAGGCTGGTGACGCACATGGCATTGGAGGCGCTTAAACGCAACGGACATCACCTAGAACTGGATATGTTCGACAGAGTTGGTGTCTATGACATTCCTGTGCTAAAGCCGGTTCACCTGAAAGAGAGAAACCAATGGCTGCCTTTCAATTGCGCATTAACGGTCAAAAGCAAGGCGCAGTTTGGCATCCATTTCTTTATAGACGATTACCTTTTCGAGCGCGTTTGGAACGACCCACCGCGATACGGACAGCTGCTGTCCGGCTTTCGTGCGGTCATGACGCCGGATTATAGTCTGTTCACAGACTATCCCAAGGCAGTGCAGATCTATAACCACTACCGAAAGCACCTGCTGGGCGCGTATTGGCAAAGCCTCGGGATCACAGTGGTTCCGTCCATTTGCTGGAGTGATGAGAGCAGCTTTAGCTGGTGCTTCGACGGAGAGCCGCAAGGTGGAGCAGTCGCTGTTTCATCCGTTGGCACACAGAAGAATCCTGTAGCACGCACCTTGTTCCTTGCTGGCTACCAGGAAATGATTGCACGTCTGCACCCTTCAAAAGTGATCTTCTTTGGCGATGTGCCGTCGGGCTGCACCGGCAATATCGAACGGCACGATGCTTTCTATACCGGCGTGAGTCACGCTGTGAAATAACTTGATAAACCCGAAAAAGCGAGGATATATGGTATGGGCGGACGTGGCGGAACAAGCCATCGGGCGTCCGGCGGCGGCTTTTCTTTTCTGGGCGACCGGAAGCACTCCTTTTCCATGATGGATTCTGTGCGCATGACCAACCCATTCTACAGTAACGGAAACCAATGGCAGATCAACTGTCAACGATGCGTTTTCGCATATGAACTGCTTAGGCGTGGGTATGAGGTGGAGGCAAAGCCGGTGCCGACGGACGGCAGCTTTGACCCTCTGCCGTACCGTGGACGAGATGACGGCTGGACGTCGCTTATGAGCGGGATGGTGAATCACAAGTATGACCGGACATCCAGCAAAACGCAGCTGCAAGACGCAATTGATACGATGAAAGACTGGGGCGCGGGCGCAAGAGCCATCGTTGCAGTACAGTGGAAATCCGGAGGCGGACACGTTTTCATCTCAGAAACGACAAGCAGCGGTTCGGTTCGATTTGTTGATCCGCAGCCGGGCAAGCTAAATGTAGCACACTATTTCGATCAGGCCAAACCGGAATGGACAGAGCTTTATCGTACCGACACTGCAACGCCAACAGAAAGGCTTGAGCTGGCGGTTAAAAAGAAGAAGACGAGGTGAGCATGATGAAGGAACCCAAGAAACGCACCGATAGCGTAAAGAAAACAGATATCTCTATCGATCAGGCCATGGAACTTTCGGATGAGGAATGGGAGCGCGTGACCAGGGACGAACCGCGTGACTTTCCGAAGTCCTACTACCTTTGTAAGCAGAACCCTGATCAGTATACCGATCAGGACGTTTGAGGAGGAAAAAGCTATGATTACCTGTAAGCTGGGTGAAAAGACCTATTCCGTAGACTTTATCAGCGGTCGCGCTCTGCGTGAGATGGAACCCGCCGCCAATATGTATGCAAAGATCGTCGCGTTTTCCAATGCAGCTGTCAAGGGTGAGAAGACACCGGAAGACGCGACTTTCACAATTCCCGACGCGATGGACGTGATGATTCATTGGTTCTGTCTGCTGTTCGGAAATCAATTCTCCCCGGACGACGTGCTGGACGGCTACCCTGTGGATCGCCTCATGCACGATATCGCGCTGGCGCTCATGGCAGTACAGACGCAAACCACGGAGATTTTGAATGAGTTCCCTACGAGGGCAGCAGGGACGGAGAAAGCACCGGAAGCGGCGAACGCTCCGGCCTGACGCTGCCTGAATTCATCTATTCGACGTATAACTCCCTGTTCGAGGGCGGTTGGCGCATGGCGGAGATTGACCAAATGGACATGCTGGGCTTCTTGAAGCTCCGTGCGTGGAATGCCAATCGGGAGAAGAAAAAGAAAGAACCCCGCCGAGCATTCATCGACGAAGTGTGGTCGAACTTGAAACCATAAGAAAAAACTGATGCTTGAGTTGCCGAAAGGCGCTTTTTTGTTGTCCCGAAAGAGAGGTGAACTTCTGTGAGCGAGACACTCCGCGATCTGGTGGTATCGCTATCCCTGAACAGCGATAACTTTACCCGAAACATCAAGTCCATCCAGAAACAGATCCAAGAAGCGGAGTCCGCATTCAAGCTGGCCTCTGCCGGTGTGGACAACTTCGAGCAGACCACACAAGGCCTCGCCACGCACCTGACCACGCTGGAACGCAAACTCTCTCTGCAAAAGGATGCTGTCGGTCAGTATGAAAAGGCGCTGCAATCCGCAAGTGCAAAGCTGCAGGAGTGCTACGATCGCCAGAACGATTACGCACAGCGTCTGGAGGACGCAAAGCAGAAGCAGGCGCAGCTTAAGCAGGAAGTGGCCAATGCCGCAACCGCTTATAAAACCTATAAGTCATCGCTGGGCGAAGCAGACTCTGCAACCATTGCGGCAAAGGCGAACCTTGATGCCGTTAAGGTAGAGTATCGGGAGTCTGTCGCTGAGGTCAGAAAGCTCGAAGGCCAGAACGTAGCCCTCAAGAAGTCCACCCAGAACGCAGCGGACGCTTTCAGCGCGGCACAGACAAAACTCAATGGCGCGAAGGCCGCCGTCAAAGAAACCGGCAGTGAGATCGAAAAGACGAACGCTGCTCTTGAATTGTCCCGTACACAGTGGGATGCTGCCGGGCAGACCATCGTCCAAAGCGGACAGGCGATTGCAAGCATCGGGAAACAGATGCAAAACGCGGAGAGCCGGTTCCGGTTGGCTTCTGCGGGCATCAAGGACTTCGATAAGAGCGCCGAAGGTTTATCCGCAAAGCTCACGCTTCTGAACGAAAAGCTCGTTCTCCAGAACCAATCCGTCGAGCAATACGAGCGCGCACTGGCTGCCGCGAAAGAACAGCTTCAGGCAGCGCAGGCGGTCAATGATCCTGAAAAAATCCGTCAGGCGTCGGATGCTGTGCAGGACGCGGAAACCAAGCTCAATAACGCCCGCGCTGCTGTCAAGCAGACGCAAGCCGATATTGCCTCCTGCAACAAGGAGCTTAAGACTGCCGCATCGCATTGGACTGCCGCCGGTAAGTCAATGGAGGACTTCGGCAAGAAGTGCGATACCGCCAGCAAAACTATGACCAAGGTTGGTCGCACACTCACCACCACGATGACCACGCCCATCCTCGCGCTGGGCGCGGCAGCGATCAAGGCCAGCATCTCGTATGAATCCGCCTTTGCGTCTGTGCGAAAAACAGTGGACGCGACGGATGCCGAGTTTGCTGTCTTGTCGGACGATATCAAAGAGATGTCCACGCATGTCGCGTCCTCGGCAGACGATATCGCCGAAGTGGTGGCCGTCGCAGGTCAGTTGGGCATCGAGAACAGCCACCTGATGGAGTTCGCCCGAACCATGATCGACCTTGGCAACAGCACAGATATTGTCGCGGATGAAGCCGCCTCTACGCTGGCAAAATTCGCTAACATCATGAGCATGGATCAGTCGTTGTTCCAGAACCTTGGTTCTACGCTGGTTGATCTGGGCAACAATTACGCCACGACAGAATCCTCCATCATGGAAATGTCCATGCGCCTTGCAGGTGCGGGCCATCAGGTGGGCTTGTCCGAGGCACAGGTGTTGGGCTTTGCCACGGCGTTATCGTCCGTTGGTATTGAGGCACAGATGGGCGGTTCTGCGTTTTCCAAGGCTCTGGTTAAGATGGAGGTTGCCTCCGCGACGGGCGGTCAGGCGCTGGAGGACTTCGGCACGGTTGCCGGAATGACGGCGTCGCAGTTCAAAACCCTATGGGATGCCGATCCCGCCGCCGCGTTTCAGGCGTTTATCGTAGGACTGTCCAAGTTGGATGACGAGGGCGAATCTGCCATCGCCGTGTTGGACGAAATCGGCATCAAAGAAGTACGCTTACGCGATACACTGCTCCGCGCTACCAACGCCACGGAGCTTTTCTCTGCCACGCAGATCACAGCCAATAACGCATGGGAAGAGAACTCTGCGCTGACGACCGAGGCCAACAAACGGTACGCAACGACTGAGAGCAAGCTAAAGAACCTGAAGAACACGGCGCTCCTTTTCGCTCAGCAACTCGGTAATGATTTGAACCCGACCATCCAGAACCTGATCGACGGCGCGAGCGATCTGCTGCAAAAGTTCCTCGATATGGACGAAACGCAGCGCGCGCAGATCATCAAATGGGCGGCATATACTGCCGCTATCGGTCCGGTTATCCTGATGCTCGGCAAGGTCACGAAAGGCATTGGCGTAGTGTCCACCGGCATCGGTAAGTTCGCTACGGCGGTCGGTAAAGCGGGCGGCGGTTTCAGCGGGTTCCTTTCCGTGCTTGGCAAATCACCTGCCGTCTGGATTGCTGTTGCTGCTGCGGTTATCGCGGGCACCATCGCATTGGCGGATTACGTGTCCGGCGCAAAGCAAGCCCGTGAAGCGCTCAAGGGCATGGAAGAAACAGCCAAGTCGTGGAAGGACACTGCTGCCGAAACCTTCTATGGGAATAGCGAGGGACTTTCCTTCTTTGGCATGTCCGAGGGCGACTTTACACGCAGCACGCAATCAGCAGCGGATTGGCTGTCCGGCTTGCTTGCTGTGTGGACGGATGGCAAGAAAGAAACCAACGACATCGTATCCGAATGGACGAAATCCTTCAAGACACTGACCGCCTCTACCCGCGAAGAGCTGACCTCGCTCAAACAGACCGCCGATGAGGCAGGCTATGACTCCGTGTCCGATCAGTTGGCTACTGATATTGCGACGCTGGATTTGCTGGACGCGGAGATTGAGCGCCTGCTTAAAAAGCGTCAGAACGGCTACTTCTCTGAGAAAGACCAGATCCGGCTGCAAGAGCTCATCGATACGCGAGAAGCCATTGAGATCAAGTATCACCTAACGCCTGCGGACACAGACGGTTTTGAAACCATCGCGCAGAAGGTCGAAGCTGAGGTCGCCCGCGCACAGGCGCGCGGCAAGTCAGACGCGGACGTTACGGTATACGAAAACGCCATGGTCGCCGCCGCTGAAGGCATAGCTGCCGTCAACGCGCAGATCGACGCGCAGTACGATAAGGAATTCGGCCTGATCCAGCTCATTGAGGACAGCACGGAACGGCAACTTGCACTGGACGAGCTGAACGCCAAATACAATACCGACCGCCATGCGGCGGCGTTGGAGTACGCGCAGACGCTTGCTTCTATCGTGATGCCCGTCTGGAATCAGGCCGATATCCAGCAAGCAGGTACGGACATTGAAACGCTGACTACGAAGTTGCGCGAGTACAGCATGGCAGCTGAAACAGATAAGCCCGCGTTGCTTGCAGACCTTAACAACATCACTGCCGCCATGGATGAGGGTGCGCTTACCGAGTATGTCTCGCTGCTCACACAGGTGCAGTCGCTTTTGGACAGTGGACTGTCCGAGAGTGAAGTTCAGGCGATGTTCCCGGAGATCGACTTCAGTACCGCGCTTGATCAGATTGCTTCCATTCAGGACTATCTGAACACGCACTCCGTAGAACTTCCGGGCTTATCCAGTATGTTCAGCGAAGCGCTGCCCGAGGAAGTCGTGAAGATCGCTACTGATCTGGACATGACCGGCGCGCAGGCCAGATGGGATGAGTTCGCGGCGAATCCCGGTGCGATCACCACGGAGGCGATCATTTCCGGCTATGCCGACTCAGAGAACGCTGCTGCCCAGCAACCGAAGGTCGAAGCCTTCATCTCCAAGTATACGGAGGTTGCCGAAGGTGCTGATAAAGCAAGCCTAACGCCGACTGGCTTGATTGCCTATGTTTCCACCTATGCCGAAGCGACGACCGGAACCGACGTGTCGGCGCTTACGCCTGCCAACGTGACCGCCATGGTCGCCGCCTACAAAGAGCTGGCGACGGGGGTCGACGTGAGCACGCTCAAGCCCTCTGAGATCACGGCGTACATCACGAAATACCTCGAAAAGGCTGGCGTAGATACTACCGGTCTCACTCCTTCTGCGATTACGGCTTTCGTTCTTGCCTATGAGGAAGTGACCGGAGGTGCGCTCACGACTGCGCTCACTCCTGATGACGTAACGGCAATGGTGGTCAAGTACCTCGAAGCCGAGGGCGTAGACCTCACCGCACTTACACCCAGTCAGATTGAAGCCATCGTGGACAGCTACGCAGAAGCGACCGGGTGCGATAAGTCGCAGTTGATGCCCTCCCTGATCGCTTACATTACCGAGTATAAGGAAGCCGAAGGCGTTACCGTTCCTAAGCCCCAGACGCGGATCGTCATCACGGGCTACGACTATCTGGCTTATCAAGGCCTGAAATCCGAGACGGGCATGGAGCTGGAAGTACCGGTTCGGTTGGGTGAGCTGGATGCCGGTGTGCTGGATCAAAAGCTGGCGGACGGCAAGGTGAAGTTCTGGCAGAACGGTGTGGAAGTGCCAATCACGGCGGTACCCGAAGGCACAGTCACCGCAGAAACCGTCGCTACGCTGGATCAGGATGGTACGCTACACATCCTCATCACCCCGGAAGTATCCGGCACGCAGGAGGCCATCGACACAATAAGTCCTCTGGTGGATGAAGTTGATCAGTTGGGCGTTACGATGCTCGGTATGTGGGCTGGTGTGATGCCAGCAACGACCATGGATATGGTGGACAGCGCTATTGGACGCTTGAACTCGTATCAGGAAACGCTGGACTACAACGCTTGGGATAAGTTCTGGGCTTCTGTGTTCGGGGCATCCACCGACCTTGGAACGCTCGATACCAGCATGAAACTGGACTTCAGCGCAGAGACCGTTGCCGAACTCTCCGCCTATGTAGCGGAGATGGTAGCCGCCATCCAACAGGGACAAGCCGTATCCGAAACTGATATGGCGAACCTGCAAGCCATCGTTACCTTCCTCAACGGTTTGGACGTAACGGGCACGGGCGCTCATGTGCGCGAGGGAATCGCACAGGGCATGACCGAAGCAGGATGGGCAAGCGACGCGGAAACGGTCGCCACAAACCTTGAATCCGCATTAAATCAGGCCATGCAAATTAACTCGCCCTCCAAGCGTGTGAAGCCTATCGGCTCCAGTACAGCGGAAGGTATCGCGCTGGGTATGTCGGAATACAGCTTTGCTGCGGATGCAACCACGTTGGCAACGAATCTGGAAACGGCAATCAAGGTTTCATTGACTGGAGAAACCCTAAAGTCTACCGGGACAGATGCCGCATCCGGCCTTACCGCTGGCATGACGGGCTACAGTATGTTTGCAACCGGCAGTTCGGTTGCTTCCAGCGTAAAATCCGCTGTCTCTGCGAATCTGACCGGCTCAACGCTGCGCTCCGTTGGCGTGAATGCCATGGCGGGCTTAAAGGCGGGCATCAATGCAGGCCGTTCCGGTGTAATCAGTGCCATGCGTTCTGCTGCGCAGTCTGCCGTAGCCGCCGCGAAGAAGGAGCTCAAAATTGCTTCTCCTTCCGGCGTGTTCCGGGATGAAGTCGGTCGCATGACCATGAAGGGCTTCGGACAAGGCGTACTGTTGGAAAGCCGCGAACAGGCGAAAACCATTCAAAATGCGGCTCGGTATCTCACTGGCGAAGCGAAAGCCGGAAGCATATCTGCAATCAGCAATGACAACCGGCGAACGATCAACCAATCCAGCAGCGTAAACTTATCCGGCAATACCTTCTATGTCCGTGACGAGCAGGACATCAAGGCGCTAGCCATTGAGATTGCCGCGCTGACCAAACGCCAGCAACGCGGGCACGGACTTCGGATGGCATAAATAACTTGACTTCTCCGCGCTTCGGAGGGATAGATACGTCACCTCAAAACAGGAAGGAGCTTGATGATGTCCCATTTTAACACGTTGGTTTTCTCTCATACCCCTGACGAGGTAGATGATCTGCTCGCGCCTTTTTGCGAATGCGTGGAACCCGGCTCCCCATATGCAGAATTCGAGGAAGACGAAGAAGGCGAGCTTGACGAAATTACTGGTAAAAAAGGCTACTGGTCAAACCCGAATGCTAGGTGGGATTGGTACGAGTGGGCTGGCAGGTGGCGCTCCGCGCTCAAACTCAAAGAAGGAAAAACGTGCGAACGCGCACCGCTGAATAAGTACGATAAGCCGGAGAACGATCGTCCCGGCTACTGCGACCGTGCGCTTGCTTCCGATATTGACATCTCGCGTAACGAAGCAGCTTATCAGAAGGCCCTACGCCGTTGGGAGATCATGGTGGAGGGCGCGGATCCTACGCCGGAAGAGAAGAAGGAGTTGCTCTTTCTCTACAAGCCCGAGTTCTATCTGAAACGGTATGGCGACAAGGAGTTCTACGCACAGTACGAATCGTCGTTTGTGCCGTATGCGTTCATCAGCGTGGACGGAGAGTGGCACGGCTGCGGTCGAATGGGATGGTTCGGATGTGACGATTCTACGCGAGAGAGCATGGAGAAGTATTGGACGGAGTTCAATGCATACCTTGAGGGAGCGAGCTCGCAGGGCTTGATCGTCTCGATGATGGACTTACACATTTGACGGAAAGCCTTGTTTCTCCCCATAGAATAGCAGAAGGAACAAAGACAGCGCCTGCGCGATGTAGGCGCTGTCTTTATGCGCGGAGGTGATGAAATGCAGGATTGGTTTAGCTGGAACGGTCAGCGTTGTACTGCGCTTGGTGTCCACGTGTCAGAGCTGCCACCTATCACAATACCCTCCGAGCGCGTGACATTTACCAATGTCCCCGGTCGTTCTGGCAGCCTGACAACGCTTGAAGGCGATGATGTGTACGACGATATGATCCTGACGTCAACGTGCTTTATAGAAAATATGAACAATCTGGCTACCATCAGCAACTGGCTCAAGGGCAGCGGAACGGTTACCTTCGCCAACCGTCCGGAGGGGTATTATCAGGCGCGTGTGGTCAACCAGATCCCTTTTGAGAAAATACTGCGCGGTAATCCGCACAGGAGCTTCGCCGTTAACTTCCGCTGTAAACCCTTTCTGTATTTGAGCAACGCACCAACGCTTACTGTCTCGACCAGCGGAACGTTCATCACAAACCCCGGTAGCGTGTACGCTGAGCCGGTTATTACTGTGAACGGCAGCGGCGATATTACACTCATCGTCGGCATGACTATTGTCGAACTGAGCGGCGTGAACGGAAGCATCACGCTGGATTGTGCGATGCAGGAGGCTTATTGCGGCTTCACTTCCTTGAACAGTCAGATGAGCGGCGAGTTCCCGCGATTGCTGCCGGGGCAGAACGCCATCAGCTGGATGGGTAATGTGAGCAGCCTGACAGTACAGGCAAACTGGCGGACCTTATAAGCAAATGCGCTTTCACATTAACATCGTCTGCGTTATACTGTATATGTCGCAAAGCCAAGAATACGACGAAATGATTGTGGAGGATCAATTTGATGGATGGTAAGACAATAAAGACGCTCCTCTTGATTGCAAGCGTGACTCTGACGCTCTCTGGCATCATCTTTTTATGCCTTTCTATCTTCACAGAGCCAAAGAACACCGTCTATCTCAGCCTTGCACTTGGAAGCATAGTACTGGCCAATCTCTTCAATGTGATTCGGATGAGAGTAGATAAAACAAAGTAGTGATAGTACTGTTTATTTAACAGATGGAGGTAAAGTAATGAAAGCGTATAAGGTTGAAACTTGTCGAGTCAGAGAGGCAGAATCCTTGATGAATGAAATGGCACAGGCAGGATGGCGGGTTATCTCCACTATGCCAAATCACGGTATGGGTTATGGTATGGTGATCATTTTCGAGAAAGAGGCTTAACCCGACCTGTTCGGCTCAAGATGCAAAGCACCTTCCCTACGGGGCGGGCGCTTTTTTATAGATTGGAGGTGAGACCCCATGATCTGCGTATATCCCGCGAACTGCACAGACTTTTCCAACAACGGTCTGGGGCTTGTCACTCCGCTGTCCTGCACCGTGACTGAAACCCTGAACGGCGAATACGAGCTAACGCTTGTACACCCGATTGACAATCAAGGCAAGTGGACGCGGCTCACCGAGGGCTGTATCCTCCGTGCGCCCGTGCCCGCCGCTATGACCCCACAGGTCGGGCTGGTCACGCAGCAGTATCAGACCACCACTTACGACATCCTCATCTATAAGGTCAGCACCAGCAGCGACCCGCTGCGGCTACGCTCTGGCACAGGCACCAACTACCGCATACTCGGCAAGTATAAAAAGGGCACCGAGGTCGTCGTGCTCAACCGGGGCAACAACAGCTGGTTTGAAGTGACCTGCCCGGACGGGAAGCACGGGTACATGTCGAGCCAATACCTGACCTATGTGCGGACAGATACAGGCACTCAACAGACCAACGTAGGCTTCCATAACCAGACCATAGAGGCACGGCAACTGCGGGATCAGCCGTTTCGCATCTATCGCGTCGTACCAGAACTGACGAAGATCACGGTGTACGCACGGCATATCTTCTATGATCTACTGGATAACATGATCCGCTCCCTGACCCCTGCGGGCAACGCGGTCGGCGCGTCCGTCGCGCAGAGCATCGCTTCCTCGTGTATGTCGGAGCATGACTTCACCTTCTACAGCGACCTGACCACGACCGCAGCTGACGTGAAGTTTGAAAACGTCAATCCTGTGGAGGCGCTGCTTGGCAGCGATGGACTGACAGACAAATACGGCGCGGAGCTTGCCCGCGACTGGTTTGACGTGTTTCTGGTCAACCGCGTTGGCAACGATAGCGATGTGCAGATTCGTGAGGGAAAGAACCTGCTCGGCATCAGCTACGATGTGGATGAAACCAGCGTCATCACCCGTATTATGCCCACTGGGGAAGATAAGGACGGCAACATCCTCTATCTGCCGGAACTATATGTGGACAGCGCCAACATCGGCGCGTACCCGCACGTTAAATGGTATCACCTCGCCGTTTCCGATGCGAAGGAATCAGACGACGAGGACGAGCCAAAGAGCATCGCACAGTGCTACGAGGAGATGCGCACCGCCGCGCGAGAGCAGTTTGCAACGGGCTGCGATCTGCCGACTATCACGCTATCGGTCGATTTCATCAACTGCCTCGATACCGTTGAGTACGCGCAGTACGGCTTCCTCCAGAACATCTTCCTCGGCGACGCTGTGCGGGTGATCGCCCGACGCATTGGCGTAGAAGTATCGATGCGGATGACGCAGTACACCTACGATTGCCTAACGCAGAAATACACCGCTGTCACGCTGGGCACGGTCGCGGACACCCTCGAAGGCAACACGATCTCCATGAGCCAGCTTGCCTCCGGCAGCATCACCGGAGCTAAACTGGCAATCAACTCCGTTGGTAGCGGCGCACTGATGAACGGTTCGGTTGGTTCCTTGCAGGTGAAAGCTGCTGCCATCGGCAGCGCGCACATTCAAGATGCGAGCATCACCCGCGCACATATCGCCGAAGCGCTCATCGACGTGCTGAACGTGAACGCGTTGACCGCTGTAACCGCAAGGATACGGGAATTGGTCGCGGGGAGTATTACCGCCGATGAACTGTATACCTCCATTGCGGCGATTGCGACCGCGCAGATCACGACCGCGAACATCGTCAGCGCTCAAATCCAGTGGGCTGACATCGAAGCGCTGGCAGCGGCGACTGCACAGATCGCACAGGCGCAGATCACGACAGCCAATATCAGCGAAGCCAACATTGACTGGGCATCCATTACCACGCTAACTGCCGCGTTTACGGCGATTGCCAACGCCAGCATTGGCACGGCAGACATCGACTGGGCGCACATCAAGGACTTGGCCACCGACACGGCAATTATCACACAGGGTGTTGGGGGTAAACTCTATATCGCCGACCTCGCCGTCACCGAGGCGAACATGGTTAGCCTGACTGTCGGTGAACTGATCGTCAAGGGTACGGACGGCGGTTTCTACGCTGTAAGCGTGGACGGTGAGGGTCATATCGTCTCCACCCGCAAGCAGGTAGGCAATGCCGACGTGGGCGACGCCACTATCAACGCTGGAGAGAAGCTCATTGAGGGTACGGTCACTGCGGCAACGCTTAACGTCAACGACATCTTCGCCAACAACGCCATCATCCGTAGTTTAATTGCCGCCAACATCGATGTGGATACGCTCTTTGCGCGGGAAGCGACCATCGCCGCGCTCAACGCTGCCGACATCACCGGAAACGAGTATCTTCGGCTCATGGTTGCGGGCAAGGCGGATGCGGCAGACATGGACGCACTGGGGCAACGGCTCACACAAGCTGAACTGAAGATCACGGACAGTGCCATCGTGTCCACGGTCACGAGCAGTTCCGCTTACCAACAGGCACAGCAGCAGATCTACTCCGACATGGACATGCTGCTGGGCTATCGGCTGGAAGTCAAAGCAGGCACGGTGTTTCTGACGGAGAGTATTCGCTCCACAACGCTGACGGCACACGTCTGGCATGGAAACACCGAGGTGACGGATACCATCGAAGCCGCTCGTTTCCGTTGGTTTCGGGAAAGCGACGACGCAATGGCAGACGCTGTGTGGAACGATGCACATCAGGGGCTGAAAAGCGTGCTGGTGTCTACGGCGGATGTGCTCCGACAGGCGTCGTTTCGGTGCGAGTTGACGAGTGAATAACGCAGCGATGCTTGATGAGCCACGGTTTTTACTGTATACTGGCGTGTGTGAGCTCGACAAACTGGAATTTGTGAAGGCGTTAAATAAACGCCCCTTTATGCCGAAACATCAAAGTAGACGCCCGTGAGTATCTGCGTAAGCATGTCGGCAAGCTCCGACGCGGAAACCGGATGCTCGTCCTTGAACCAGCAGACGATGGTCTGCGAAAGCGCGCCGCCTAAGAAGGCAATGCCGTACTTCAAGGTTTCCTTTTGAGGCGTAATCGCAAAGCGGCTGGAAAATAGCGTCACGCAGGCGCAGATCTCCTCGGTGATGATCCCCTCCAAATGATTGGCGACCATTCTCTCCAACAGGACGCGCTCACTCTTCAGCACCGTTTCAAAGGCTTCCACCGCCCCCTGAAGCGTAATCTCTCCGCTGTCGGCGAACCGCTCGAACTGTTCCATATATACCTGCCTGAGTCGGTAGTGCAGTATGTCGTCCTTGGTATCAAAAAAATTGTAAAAGGTCTGGCGGGAAAGATCCGCCTTTTTACAGATCTGCATCACGTTGATTCGATTGTATTCCGTATCGGCCATCAGCTCTGTAAGCGCCTCGGTGAACCAATGTACGGACTGTATGGCTGTGGGATTCGTTCCATCATACATTGACACATGCCCTCCATCTGTATAAGTTGCGGAATCCACATTGACATCTGTCAATGTAGCATCTATAATAACATGAACCCTTACACATGTCAACGTAGGAGGTTGCATATGGATTTCATCAATCTGTTGCTTGTAGGGATCAGCGGTGTCTGCTGGTCATTGGTCTATATCGACTGTATCCGAACCGGGTTCAAGCAGAAAACCTATTGTATGCCGCTGTTTGCGCTGGGGCTGAACATCGCGTGGGAGGGGCTTTACGCCTTCACCGATCTGTTCGTGCGCCGTAGCGTCAGCGCTCAGGCCATGGCGAACAGCGTGTGGTTTTTGTTGGATATCGTCATCGTCGTAACATGGTTTCTCTATGGCAGGCGCGAGTGCCGGAGTGATGTGGAGCGCAAATGCTTCGTGCCGTGGAGCGTCGTCGTGCTGCTCTGCTGCGCCGCGATTCAGGTTCTGTTTTACTGTGAATTCGGCTCGGTGGAGGGCGAAAAGTATTCCGCGTTCCTGCAAAACATCGCCATGAGCGTGGCGTTTCTGTATATGCTTGCGCGGCACAAAAGCAGCAAAGGGCAGACCATGCTCATCGCGGTCTGCAAATGCATTGGCACAGTAACGCCCACCATACTGGGCACGTTAGAGGGCAATACGTTCATCCTTGTCACGGGCATTATCTGCTTTATATTCGACGCCATATACATCGTCGCTCTGAGCTATGTAAGGAACAAGGAGAACAAAAGCATATGAAAACACAGCGGGCACATCAGCCGGGAAGCGCGGAATACTATGAGAAGCTCGGTGTTCAAAAAGGCGTTGTCGCGCAGTGGGAAGACGGCTATCGCGCCAAGGGCGTAAAGGGCGCGTTTGAATGGTGGTATTTCGATTCCCATCTGGAAAACGGCGCAAGCCTTGTCATCACCTTTTTCGCCCCCAACGGAAAGCGCGGCAAGCCGCGGGTGGACATGGATTATACGGATGCCGCAGGCGTTCTCCATTCGGAGCGGGTAACGGCATCCGTAGACGCTTTCTCTTCGGATACCGAGCGCTGCAACGTGCGGTTCGGCGAGTGTACGTTTGCGGGCGATCTGCATCACTACGATATTTATGTGAAAAACGAAGCGATGGAAGTGCGCGTAGCGCTTGACGGAAATGTTCCTGCGTGGCGAGACAAGACGGGCTGCATCTACTTCGGCGACCACGACGAGGATAATTTTGCATGGCTGCCTGCCGTGCCGGAGGGCAACGTGACCGCAGAAATCACGCTGGATGGACAGACGACGCGCATCGGCGGCACGGGCTACCACGACCACAACTGGGGCAGCTCCATGCTGAAAATGCTCAAGATGATCAACAACTGGTACTGGGGACGGGCCAAGGTCGGAGAGTATCAAGTCATTTCCTCCTACATCACGGCGGGCAAAACCTACGGCTATAAGAGATTCCCCATCTTCATGCTGGCGAAAAACGGGCAGCTCCTTGTGGATGGCGCGGGGGATGCCCTCACCTTCACATCATCCGACCCTTATATCGACAAAGACACAGGCAAGTGCATCTGCAACCGACTGGTTTACGATTACAAGGGCGGCAAGCAGCACTATCGCGTGACCTATGAGCGCGAAGCCGATATCGTCAACAAGAAGGACGGCTCCGGCATTCTGCGGTGGCTCATGCGGCTGTTCGGTGTGGGCGGCGGCTACAAGCGGTTTTCCGGCGTTTCCACGGTAGAATGCTTTAACGGAGCCAACATCACGGAAAGCGTTTCCGCTCCGGCCATCTGGGAATATGTGTGTATGGGAAAAACGCCGCCGGATGAAGCGGAGACTGTCAAAGCGAGGAGCGACAAATGAGTAAGATCGCGTACACGGATGGCGTGGGAATTCCCCACGGCAGCTTTGAAAAAGAATTTCTGACCCACAAAAAATGCTCGGAATGGTGGTACGCCACCGGCTATGCCGAGGATGCCACGAAAAACCTGTTCGGCTATCAGTTCACGCTGGCAAAGGTGCGGATACTGGGCATCAAGTTCCATATTCTCATCTGTACCGTCACAGATTTTCAAACAAAAAAGCACTATAACGTGCAGGGCCCCATCTTCTTTGGAAAGGGCGTCACCACATCCGCGACGCTGCTCTCCGTAGACGGCAAGGCGAGCTTCATCTTTACGCCGAATCAGTTTTCATCTATGGGCAGTATGAAGCTGCACATGGAGAGCCGCGAGTTCTGCATTGATCTTGCGCTGGAGGCGACGAAGGCCCCCGTCTGGCACTGCGAGGACGGCGCGCTGCAAATGGGCATTCAGGGCGACAAGGAGCGAACCTATTATTACTCCTTCACAAACCTTGCGGCAAAGGGCAAACTGACGCTGCTAGGCAAAGAGTATAAAGACCTTGCGGGCAAGGCGTGGTTCGACCGACAGGGCGGCACCTACTCCCTCACAAAGCCGGAGTGCAACTGGGAGTGGTTTTCTCTGCGTTTTTTCGATAACAGCGAAGCCATGCTGTTTGCCTTTCCGCAGGACAACTATTACGACGGCACTTTGATTGCGGCAGACGGAAGCTACCGCCGTATGAACGACTATGAGATCAAGGCGACAGAGGTCATCACATACGAGAAAATGCAGTTCTCCAACCGCTGGGAACTTACTATGAACGGGAAGCACTACACCCTTGCGCCCAAGGTGGACGGCATGTTCAACATCTTTTTTTTTGAGCTGCTGGCGGACATCCTTGACGAATCGGGCAACAGCATGGGCTACTGCTTCGTAGAGCTTCTCCCCGGCGTGAGGAATAAGAACCGCGTCATAGACGCCTTCAAAATGAAGGGATGACACACATATATTCGTAGCTTGGCTTGACAATAAGCAGGAGTAAACGTAGTCACCATGTTTATCAAGCTCAACAAATTCCGATTTGTCTATCATACCCCCAGCGTCCCGCCATCTGGCGAGGCGCTTTTTCATACCCATAAATAAGAAGGAGGCGTCTCTATGCCCATTATAGCAACCGGTCAGATCTCCATCGTTGACCTCTCTGACGGCAAATCCCTATCCTGTTACATCACAAGCAACCTACCCAAAACGCAGATTCTTGACCCCAACCCCGGTGGCGCGGTTAGCCCCGACTGGTCGGGCACACCCAAGCTGACGCTTACGCCTGTGGTGTTCGCCAATCAGACCGCACTGGCACTGAACGCGGCGGGACTGACCATCACGTGGAAGCGCAAGGAAGGCGCGAGCAGCGAGGCGGTGCTGGTAACAGGCGAAGCAGTATCCGGTGGCATCCTGACGGTTTCCGCGAACAAACTGACCGGCGTAACCAGCGGATTGCTTACCTACCTGTGCTATGTCACGTACACCGACCCGGAAACCAACGTCCCGGTCAACGTTGTGGCAGACATCACGTTCAGCCAAATCCAAACCGCGCTCAATGCCAAGACTGCGTGGATCTCCGGTGAGCAGTTGTTCAAGTACGACGCTTCCAGCAACGTCACGCCTCAGCAGATCACCCTGACCGCAAACGTGGCCAACGTCTCCATTACGAAATGGCAATACAAGAACTCCTCCGACGTGTGGACAGATTACCCGACCACGGCGGACAACGCCAACATCACGGGCTCGACCCTGAACGTCAAGCCGACGCACGCCGTATTCGTGGGTGATGGTGCGACGCTTCGCATCGTGACCAGCGACCCGGACGTGACCGACGTGATCACTATTTACAAGGTGCGTGATGGTGCTTCCGGTTCCGCCGGTACGTCTGCACCAATGGCGTTCCTTACCAATGAGAATATCACCTTCGCGGGCAATGTCTCCGGTCAAGTGGCTGCGGTCACGAAAACCTGCAATGTGGTCGCGTATCGCGGTACAAGTAAGGTGACGCCCACTGTCGGAACGATCACCGGAGCGCCTACAGGCATGACGGTCACGGCTGGATCTGTTGCCAATAACGAGATTCCGCTTTCCATCGTTATCGCTGCCAATGCCACACTGGGCGGCGCGGGCGCGCAACAGGGCACGATATCCGTTCCTGTCACAGCACCTGTGTCCACTACGCTGCTCATCCATTGGAGCAAGGTCAATACTGGCGCAACGGGTGCTGCTGGTTCTCCCGGCGCTGCGGGTGCGGACGCAGTCGTTTTCAGCCTCTATGCCCCCAGCGGCACGGTGTTCGTCAATGGGGCGGGCAATCTGACCATTCAGACCGCTGCCTACAAAGGCACGACCGCGATCACCAGCGGCGCGACCTATGTGTGGAAGAAGTACACGAGTGGATCATGGACGACGATCTCCGGCCAGACCGGCTCCTCGCTCTCCGTTGCGGGCAGCACCGTAGATGGTGTGGCTTCCTTCCAGTGCGTTATGACCTACCAGAGCAAGACCTACACCGATACAATCTCGCTCACCGACAAGACGGACAACTACCAGGCGGCGATTGAGTCCAGCGGTGGCGACGTGTTCAAGAACGCCATCGGCACGAGCACGTTGCTCTGCCGCTTGTTCCAGAACGGTGTGGAAGTGGACGCGGCAGGCACGGAGTACACCTACAAATGGTACCGCCGTGATAAGGACGGTAACGCCCTCGACAGCGGCGCAGTATTCGCCACAGGCAAGAGCCTCGCCATCGACGGAGACGACGTGACGATTAAGACGACCTTCATCTGCGAGGTTGAGTAATGACGCGAAAAGGAGACGGCGACCATGATAACCTGTGCGCAAATCACCATTCGGGACGAAACGGACAATGTCATCATTGCCGCCGTCGCGCCTGCTTCACCGAACGAGAATGACCTCTGGTTGGACACCTCTGTCACGCCGAACCTGCTCAAACGCTGGAATGGTATCGCTTGGGTACAGGTTGGAGCAGAACCGGTCGGGAATGATCTGATCGTTGGCACTCAAACGGCGATCACCGGTGCATGGACAGGCGTGGCGGGTTTTGCGGAGCTCCGAAACGGTCAGCAGATCACATACTGGCTACCGTATAACGGAAGCGGAAATGCGACACTTGCCCTGACGCTTTCGGATGGCAGCGTAACAGAGGCTGTTCCCTGCTATTACGGCGGGCTGACTCGGCTTACTACCCATTACTCGGCGGGCAGTATCCTGCACTTGACCTATCGTGAAAATGCTACGATCTATTCGACCACCGTGGCCAAGGGCTGGTGGGCAGACGCGAACTACGACTCCAATTACTACGACAGAATCCGAAATGGCGCATCGCTGAAGGCGAAAACCGTCATTGCTGCAGGTCGATTGGTCGTTGGAGACGAATCCGGTGTGTTTCATTTAGCGGCAGGTGTACCCTTTGACGTTACTCGCTCCATCCTGTATGCCGCCAACGCATCCGCTGTGAATGTGTACAGCAGCAATTACTATCTCTCGTACCCTTATGTCGCTCTACGAAATATGCTCTCCACATTCACAGGCACGTCCGGTTCGACATGTTACCTCGTAGGTACTTTAGAGAACTCCACCTTCACTCCTGCAACAGCGTTTCTGACTACTACGATTCCCACGGCGGAGGACGGATACACTTACATCTCGCTGGGCGGCATGTCCAGTACCACGCAGATGTGCCTGTATCCGGAGCATCCCATGTTCCGCTTTGTGGGCGGACAGTTCAAATCGCTGGGGCAAGTAGCGTATGAAGCTCACGTTGAAGTGGAATCGCTGCAGACCGATCTGACAACAGCTATCGAACAGACCGATGCGGCGATTGCGCTGAAGGCGGATAAAACGGTAACGGATAGCCTCGGCAATCGGCTGGAAACAGCCGAGGCTACACTTACCACACAAGCCGGTCAGATCAGTTCTGTAGTCACGCAATCGCAGACGACAACGAATACCCTGAATGCCTTGACCATCGGCGGCAGGAATTACGTTCGCAACTCCAATAACACTGTGGAACTCAACAGCGTAGATGCTTTCACGAACGTTTGGATGACGCCCTCTCCGGTCATGTCAGATGACTTCTTTCAGGACTGTAAGGGCAAGAGCATCGTCATCAGTTACTACGCTATGTGCGAGAATCTGGAGCGCGCAACGACAGGAAGCTGGATCGGTATCCAAATCACTTATAACACAGAGACGGAAGGCTCATACGTCTACAACGTCATGACGGTTACGACACAGTTGGGCAGCGGAACAAAGCCGTGGACGAGATACCGCATCACGACGACAATCCCCAGCACAGCCATCTCCGTTCGTGCTGCGATGGTGACCATTCAGAACTGTAAGGGCATTGTGCGGATACGTTATCCGCAGGTGGAATGCGGAAATCGCATCACGGACTACCGTCCCGCACCGGAAGACCTCGAACTGCGCATGGATTCGGCAGAGAGTTCCATCACGCAACATGCCAGCCAAATCGCGCTCAAGGTGAACACCGCAACCTACAACGCCGAGAAGGTCTATCGCGGCGCGACAGCGCCCGCTGTGCCGTCTACGGATATGCTTTGGCTCGACACCTCGCTTTCGCCCAATATCCTCAAGCGATATACAGGTAGCGCTTGGGTTGCTATGGGCGCTCAGGAGTTGAAAACCAGCGGCATCACCATCGGCCCGAATAACGTATCCATCACCACGGAGCAATTTCTCTTGCAGCTCCTAGACCCTAATAATAACGAGAACGTGCTCATGGAGATGAGCGCCGCCGGGAATGTGGGTTTCAAGGAACTGTATGCCGACGAGATTATTTCTGATTCTGTGCCGCTGGCGTATCATGGGCCGTCTACGCTGTACGTAATTCCTTCTTACTCAGGGCAAAGCGATACCTACTTCCGTTCGCTGGGTGACGCAGTGAGTGTGCTCAATAACAAATACCTGCCATACTATGTGACTATCTATCTGCCGAGCTACTCCACCACGATCTATGAATCTACCGGCGTTGAGATCAACGGCATTACCGGTCCCGGAAGGCTTATGATCTTCGGCTATGGCAGCACCTGCCCATTGAACTCGTATATCACGATCAAGGGCTGCTCTGCGTACATTCTACTTCAGAATGTGAATCTGCGTGAAAGTCGCCAGTTGGTGAACGGAACCAGTCGCAACGGCTACCTGATCGAATGCCAAATGAACCACTTCGTGGAGATCAACGGTTGCACGCTGGATGCAAACGGCACAACGTATGACTCAGTGTACGTCAAAAGCAGTCATGTGTTCATCTACGGAACAGGTTTGTATAACGCACTGCAAGGCGTGGAGGTGTACCTTGGCACAAGCGTGATCAAGAACTGCTCCGGTTCCTGCTCGTGGGCAATGGTCGCTTATGCTGGTATTATCTTTGCTACCGGTACTGTGCCGGGTGGAAGCCGCAGCGCAGGCGAGAACGGACAGGTGTTCGCTACGGGCGTAACCGTTAATTATGGCACAGCGATTCCCACCGTGGTGCCGGACGAAACAACCATTCTGTACGCTACGCTTACCAAGTCGTGGCGCGGCAGTTGGCGAACGGATACATTGGATGTTGTACAGGGCGTGTATTCCGACAGTGGATACTCCTCTTCACTCACATGGAATCGCGGCTGTATGTGGTTTGGCAATCTGCTGGGTACACTGTCGGGCACAACAGTCAAATCTGCTTCGCTTGTGCTTTACCGAAAAACTGGCAGCGGTTCCGGCAGCGCAAAGACGCTATACCTATGCGCAATAACCAACACCTCTGCCAGCGGCACGCCCAGCATCGCGGCGAACTATGGTGCAATTGGCACGATTGGACGCGCCAGTCAGATCTCTTTCTCTATCCCTGTCGCGGCTGTGCAGGGACTGGCAAACGGCACGTATGGTGCGCTTTGCCTTTACGAAACACCTTACAACTTTGGCAGTTCAACCTATTCCAACTGCTATATGCGTATGGCAGGGACGGATAACAGCTACATGCCTTACTTGATTGTCGTTTACTCCGGCGGTACAGCGGTAGGTTAACGCGAAGGAGGATGAAACCTTGATTATCATTATTCCCATGGAAGGGCAAGTGCGGACGGTTCTGCGCTCGCCCTTTTTGATTGCCCGCAGGGACAGCGAAACCGAATACAGCTTGACAGGACAGGCGATGAGTATGACGGGCGTTACGGCTGATATGCTCCTGATCCTGCCTGACGGCACAGAGGTTATTGAAGGGCAAGTTGTGACGAACGAACTGCGCGCGGCGGCTCTGCCGCTGGAATCCTTCATTACGACCAGTGCGGAGGACGCGCTGGCAGATACGCTTGGACTGCTCCTGCGCGCCGCTATTGCAGACGGCAAGGTAACCGACGCGGAACTGCTTCGTGTGCAGCCCGCGCTGGAAGGTCGCCTCTGGCAGCCGGGACTTGCTGTCGCAGTCGGCGATGTGTACACTTTCGGCGCGTTTCTCTGGAAATGCGTCCAAGCTCATACCACGCAGGGCGACTGGTCACCTGATCTCACGCCAGCGCTCTGGCACAAGGTAGAGATCATATCGGAGAACGAAGCCCGCGTCTGGGCAGCAGCCATTGAGTATGCCGTGGGCGATGTCGTCGCCTATCCGGACGCAGACAGTACCCAGTACGAGTGCTTACAGGCGCACACGTCACTGGAAGGTTGGGAACCGCCGAACGTGCCCGCGCTGTGGCATGAAATTACAGAGCAGGAGGCGTAAGGAAATGCCTTTTCAATACAGCACTTCCAGCGGGCGAATCACCTGCCCACGCGGGGATACCGGCGCACTGCGTTTTACCTTTGCCGGTATGACGCTCAAGCCCGGCGATATGCTGGTGTTTGGTCTGTACAACCCAGCATCAAAGCAAACGCTCTTGCGCAAGCAAGTCGAAATCGTGGATGGAGCAGCGCAGCTCTTGTTCACCAATGCTGACACACGCGACCTGCTTGCCGGTTCCTACAAGTACAACCTGCGCATCGTCACCGATCCCGAATACGACGAAAACGGGCTTGTGATCTGCGCCGACAACACGGACAACGTGATGACCATCTATAACGATCTTCCCAAGTTTGAGCTTCTGGAGGCGGGTGTGCATGTCTGATATTTCTTTCAACTCTACGGTGCCGCAGGTGAACATCACCGTAACGCCAGCCGGACTCAATGGTCGTGACGGCATCGATGGCGCTCCGGGGCGTGACGGTATAGACGGCGCACCCGGACGGGATGGCACCAATGGACGAGATGGCGTAGACGGTGCTCCGGGTCGTGACGGTATCGACGGTACGCCCGGACGGGACGGCATTGATGGGCAGGATGGTGTTAGCATCTCTTCCGTCACCCTTGACGAACGCAACCATCTGATGCTGACACTGTCGGACGATTCCGTACAGGACGCGGGACTGCTTGATACGGTCGATCAGGCGACACTGGATACGATCCAGAAGCTGGATGATGTTCGTACCATGCGCCAAAGCTCGCCGTCTTACCGTGAAACCGAGCCGTATAGCGGCGCTGTGCTCACATTCGTTGACGATGACGGTACCATCCGTTTTCTCAATGAGCACGTTCCTATCTACAAAAGTCATGGCGTAACAGCGACCACGGCGATTGTCGCATCCCGTGCCATTACGACGGTAGGCACGACCACTTCCGGCGATCCCTACGAGGCGATGAGCTTCGCCCAATTGCGCTCATTGGCGCGAGACGGCTTCGATATCCAAAACCACACATGGAGCCACGACAAAGCAGCGTTCAACAGCAGCTACAACCAAGATGCCACCGACGCCTTTATTGATCTGGAGTACAAGCGCGCGGACGAGGCGTTCCGTGCTAACGGCTTTGACTGTAATTGCATGGTCTTTCCGTGGGGTGCTCATCAGGCAAGGCATCTGGCACTGGCACGACGATATACCCGATTCGGTGTGAACTGTCGCGGCGCGGACGGTATGAACGATGAAAACACCAATCCCATGGACTTGAACCGATTCGCGGCACTGAGTAATGGGAGTAACCTCGCACAGATGAAAGCGTCCGTTGACACAGCCATTCAGCGCGGTTGCTGGCTGATTATCATGACGCACGCGGGTGGTTCACAGCCGGATGCCGCGTCTCTGGACGAACTGCTGACCTATTCGCAGACGGCGGGCATCCGGATTGAAAACTTCCGCGAAGCCGCGCGCCTCAAAGCGCCTGCCTACTACGCGGGACAAGGTGATACCGCGTTTCGCGTTATGCCGGATGGAAAGACAAAACTGTCCGTCGAAGATGCTTCACTGTCAACGATGATTGCCCGTGCGTATGAACTTGGCTACATATCGTCCATGGCCAACGCCATTGACTCGTTGACCGCTGTATGGATGGGCGGCATTCTTCAGGCAGGAACCAGCATCGATACATCTCGGATATCCGTTACAGCGCACTTACACGACGGGAGCACGCGCGTGATTCCGGATTTCACGATCGTTGAAAGTCTGACGCTGGCCGATGGCGAGAATACGCTGACCATTCGGTATGGGACGGTATCCGGCACGCTCACCGTGACTGCCGTCAGCAGTGAAAATCCTGCGACGACACTTATAGGTGAGCACACGACACTCTACGGCGGAGCAGGTGATCGTGAACGCGTATGGTTTGCTCGACATATGAATGCCGGGACGTATGCGCTGCACATCGTTCTCTCCGAGCCGATGGGCGTTGAAACTAGCAGTACCATTGTGCTTATTTTGAAAACGGCGAGTACGTTTGGCGAAAAAACAGGGCTGGAATTCTTGGCCATTCCGGCGGTTACCCTGCAAGGCCTCACAGCCTATGACACGACGTTCACGCTGCCGGAGGATACAGACGGTTTCTTCATGTTCACAAAACTGCTCAAGAAGGGCATTCGTGTGAGCCTGTATGTGAACGGCGAAGTTACGGACAGCAGTCTTTTGGATATCCCTGTCACAGCAACGCTGCAAGGCTCTGCTGCAGCACCCGGCGAGGCTTGGTTCCCTGTGGAGCTTCCTGCCGGGGAACATGCGTATAAGCTGGTCGTTGGCGGTGCTGCCGGATCATCCAATAATGTCGTCACTGTGCGTACTGCGGCTTCCGACAGCGATTCCAGCGGAACGCGCATTCTTGCCTTGACCGGCTACCAATGCGCTGGCGGTGTGACTGTAATGGATACGTTCACGCTCACGGAAGCAGTGTCGTATCTGTATGTGAGCTATCTGCCGAACACCAAGAGCACCTTTACTGTGACGCTCAGCTTGGTGTAATCGCACAAACCCAAGCAACTGGCCGCTTCCTTCGTGGGGAGCGGCTTTGCTATATCAGGAAACGGAGATGATGGTATGGATGATTTCGGTTGGTGGGCCGCCAAGTGGTGGGTCGCCGCGCTGTTTGGCGGCGTTCTCGCTTTCTGGCGATGGCTGATTGCCCGTCAGAAGAAACAGCGGAAGGAAGAGAAGGTGCAAAAGGACGCGCTGGTGGCGATCATGTACGACCGGCTGACGCAGGGGTACAACTACTACTCGCATCTGGGCTATTGCACTGTGCAGGACAGGCACAACTTCACCAAGCTGTTTAAGGCGTATCAGGCCAGCGGCGGCAACGACAACATGGAGGACATCATGCAACGACTGTATGATCTCCCCACGGACAAACCCGATGATAAGGAGGACTAATTCCATGAAAAAGCTCTTGGCTGTGTTTTCTCTCGCTCTGATGGCCCTGTTTCTTTGTCTGCCTGTGATGGTGCTCGCGGAGAGCACTCCTACTGCGGATGTGCCTGCGGTGCAGCCTTCCGTCCCCGCTGCCGGTTATGACTGGACGGCATTGGCCAGCGTGGCAGGCGCAACAGCGTTCACGTTACTCGTTGTTCAGTTCATTAAGGCTCCTATCGACAAGCTCTGGCATGTTCCCACGCGGGTGATTGTGTATCTGATTGCTTTTGCTACGCTGCTCATCGCACAGGTGTTTACGGTCGGATTTACAGTAGACGGTTTGGCTCTAACCGCAGTGAACGCGGTGATTGCAGGCAGCGCGGCGATGGGCGCGTATGAATTGACCTTCGCTAAGACGGACAAGCCATCTGATCAGTAAGGAAAACAGAATAACGAAGCGGGCGACGGCGAAGAACCGTTGCCCGCTTCTATGGGTGTGAAGAGCGCGCGACGCTATTGTGCTTTCGTCTTCAAAGCCAATGTAAGGTAACCTTTGTATCCCGCGCAGCTTTCGAAGACTTCTCTTGTTGGGTAGCCGCTGATGGTCTTCAGCAACCTAACATTACCTTGCTTGTCTTTATAACCGACGAGCACGGCATATAGCGGCTTTCCGGAACGGTTATATTCATTCGTCATAAACTCTGCCGCACGTTGAAGCGCATCATGGATCTGTTCTTCGGTTGCTTTCAGCGTGTAGTACGGAGAGCGCGGAGCAGCGATGCCTTTCTTTTTGCGATATGCGGCTAAGGATATGATCTCACCCATATTGACACCTCTTTCCCTCTGATTATACCAGATGCTTTGGCCATTGTACACCGTGAAATACGAAAACGGAGGAAACATAATGTCTGAAAAAGAACGGGCGCTCATTCCCTTTACCAATGAGCATTTTGCGGCTTACTGCCTGAAGATGGTCGGTCAGCCCTATTGGTACGGCTGCTGCGGCTATAAGGCGACCAGCAGCTTACTGTCCCGCAAGGCGAAGCAGTACCCGTCCCACTACGGCTCCAGCCGTACCAATCGATATAAGCAGGATATCGCCGCCAAGAAGGTCGTGTGCGACTGTATCGGCGGCGCGAAGGGGTACGCCTGGTCTGGCGGCGGTCAAGCCATGCTGGATGCCATCGGCACTGACAAGGAAGTCAGCAATAAGTACGGCTCGAACAACTGCCCTGACAAGGGCGCGAACTCCATGTTCTCATACGCCAAGCAGAAAGGCTTGGATAACGGCGCGATTGGTACGCTTCCGGAAATCATCGGTCTGGCACTGCACAAATCTGGACATGTCGGCTACTACGTCGGTAATGGTTACGCCGTGGAGTGGCGCGGGTTTGCCTACGGCTGTGTCAAGACCAAGGTCGCCGGTCGCGGCTGGACGAACTGGTACAAGCTGCCGTTCATCAAGTACAACGATACCGCTTCAATCGTGCCGGATGATGATATGCCCGATGTAAAACCTGATAACGATACAGTCCGCAACCTTTCCTACAAGTCAGGAAAAGCGATGCTGCGCGGTGAGGACGTTCGTGCTCTTCAGGAGCAGCTGAATGGGTTGGGCTTTCCCTGCGGCAAAGCGGACGGCATCTTCGGCCCGAAAACGTGTGCGGGCGTAAAGGCGTTCCAGTCGGCACACAATTTGGAGGTGGATGGCATTGTCGGACCGAAAACGCGCGGTGCGCTTCAATCCTTGGCTCAGCAGACTGGCGCGGCGAGCGTGGAAGCGCAGTCTGAACCGAACGAACACGCTCAAAGCCAGACGGAAGCTGGAGAAGAACAGGCACAGCCGATAACCGCCGAGTCTGTTGCCGTTCCGACCATCCGCATCAAGATGACTCGTGAGGAGAACATCGCGGTCTATGGCGCGGATGAGATAAGCCTCGACATTGAGGAGTATCTGCGCGGTGTGGTGCCTTCTGAAATGTACGAGTCCGCGAATATCGAGGCGCTCAAAGCGCAGGCGATCTGCGCACGTACCTACGCCTACTACCGCCGCAACAGTGTTCTTTCCGATACCACCAACCACCAATCCTTCCATGCCGGGAAGATCGGAAAGAATCCGCGCTCGGAAGAAGCCATTACCGCGACGAGGGGACAACTGCTGTCCTATAACGGTAAGCTGGCCAACTGCTTCTACTGCGCCTCCAACAAAGGCGAAACAAAGCGCAGCGGCGAGGTGTGGAGCACGGACTATCCGTACTATGTCCATAAGGCTGACCCGTGGGACGAAGCCGCGCGCGCAGAACGCGACGTGACCTCCTTCGGCCACGGCATCGGCATGTCCCAGCACGGCGCGATGTGGGCGGCGCACAACGGCGTGAACTGTACAGCCATCCTTGCATTCTACTATGAGGGCTGTGATGTTACCGATAACTACGGAACCAAATAGCATCCGGGTCGCTCCGTCAGTTGGCGGGGCGACCTTTCATCTTTGGAGGATAAAATGCACGTCTACCCACATGTCACGCTTGTGACTTATACGCCTGACCCCGAAACGGTGGTGGCAACGGCAAGCTGCCTGTGTTACTCGAGTACGGATCTGGATTCACTCATGGAACGAACGAAGGAAACCGATCAGGCTGCCTTTATTGAAAAGCTCTTGTTGATGAACCACCTTTCACCTTTTGAACATGTCAGTTTCACCTTCGCCATCGAGAGCGTTTCCCGCGCACTGCTCGCGCAGATCACGCGCCACCGCATCGCCAGCTTCAGCGTGCAGAGTCAGCGGTATGTCAATGCTTCTGCGCCACACGCCAAGCATCATGATGACCGCTTTGACGCATCTGCGCCGGAAACCGACGCCCGCTTTGAGTATATCGTGCCGGAGACCATCGCCGCTTTGGGCGAGGATGCCGTAGCGCGTTATCGCCAGCAGATGCTGACAATGGACGAATGGTATCGGGGATGGCTGAATGAACTGGGCGACGATAAGAAAGAGGACGCCCGGTTCGTCCTACCCAACGCCTGTGCCACCAGAATTCTGGTGACAATGAACGCCCGCGAGCTTCTGCATTTCTTTTCTCTGAGGTGCTGCAACCGTGCCCAATGGGAAATCCGCTCCGTGGCGTGGGCAATGCTTCGGCTTGTTCAAAGTGCCGCGCCTGGATTATTTTGTTACGCCGGTCCGGACTGCGTGCGTGGTGCGTGCAGTCAAGGCAAAATGTGCTGTGGCAAGCCTTATCAAAAGGAAGGTGAGCAGAATGCCTCTGCAGATCGATAACATCCCGCCCGAAACGGCAGCAAAGGCCGCGCGCCATGCGGATATCTGCCTCGCACTCAACAAGACCTATATCGCCAAGAACACGGATTATGGCGACTCCTTCGGTGAGTTGTTCCGAAAGCTCGGCCTGATCAGCGCCGTGACGCGCATCTCGGACAAGACGAATCGACTCCAATCTCTCTGTCAGCGACAAGCGCTGGTCAAGGATGAGAGTATTCGTGATACGCTATTGGATCTGGCGAACTACGCCATTATGACCGTGATGGCCATGGATGAGCAAAAGCATGAATAGCTTTTCGTTCTTCTGCAACCATGAGTGCGAATACTACCCCTGCCACCAAACAACCGACCCAATGAACTGCCTGTTTTGCTTTTGCCCGCTGTATTCCTTGAAGGATTGCGGCGGGCATTTTTCTGTCACGTCAAAGGGCGCTAAAGACTGCTCAAAGTGCCTCCTGCCTCATCAGCCGAGCGGGTATGGCTTCATCGTGAAGAGGCTGATACGAAACCAATGAACGGAGGAATCCTATGGGACAGATGACTGTACAGGACTGGCTGGGCGCTGATAACCAGTTGGGCATTGATATATGGGAACATAAATACCGCCAGAACGGCGAGAGCTTCGAGCAATGGCTCGACCGCGTCAGCGGCGGGAACGAGAAAGTGCGAAGACTTATCCTTGAGAAGAAATTCTTGTTTGCCGGGCGCATTCTGGCGGGGCGTGGCGCGGTGAGCGAGGATATGAAGGTCAGCCTGTCCAACTGCTATGTGATCGCGCCGCCGGAGGACAGTCTGGAAAGCATCTACGATTGCGCCCGGCGTATGGCGCGTACCTACAGTTACGGCGGCGGGTGTGGTGTGGACATCTCAAAGCTCGCACCGAACGGTGCGCGAATCCGTAACGCTGCAAAAACGACTACCGGTGCCGTCTCCTTCATGGACTTGTTTGCCATGTCCACGGCGCTGATCGGTCAGCACGGCAGACGCGGCGCGCTGATGATCTCCATCGACGGCAAGCATCCAGACTTGGAAGAGTTCATCGATGTGAAGCAGGATTTGAATCGCGTCACAAAGGCCAACACGTCCATCCGTATCCATGACGATTTCATGGAAGCCGCGCGGGATGATAAGCCCTATGAGCTCTCTTTCACGCGGGAGGCCACCGGTGAAACCCCCTCGAAAACCGTGAACGCCAAAGAGCTCCTCCGCCATATCGCCAAGAACAACTGGGACATGGGCGAACCGGGCATGATCTTTTGGGATCGCGTTTGCTCATGGAACCTGCTCTCCAATGATTCTCAGTACAGCTATGCGGGGGTGAACCCTTGCGCGGAAGAGCCGCTTCCCGCCGGTGGCGCGTGTCTGCTGGGTAGCCTGAACCTTGCGGAGTTCGTCAAAGATAACGCATTTGACTTCTCTTCCTTCGGCGATGCGGTTTCTGTCTGCGTCGGCGCACTCAATGACGTGCTGGATGAAGGTCTGTTATTGCATCCGTTGGAAGAACAGCGAAAGAGTGCGGCGGATTGGCGGCAGATCGGACTGGGACTGTTTGGTCTTGCGGATATGCATATCAAGCTGGGCATGAAGTACGGTTCGTCCGAATCGCTGAAACTCTGTGACAGCATTGGTTACCAGATGATGAACCGTGCGCTGCGCGCATCGGCAGAACTGGCGCGAGATCACGGAGTATATCCCCACTACAAGCCAGAAGCCATATTGTCCAGCCCGTTCCTGCATGCAAACGCCGACGACTCGACGATAGAAGCAATAAAGCGATACGGTCTACGCAACTCCCAACTTCTGACCATCCCGCCGTCCGGTACGATCAGCACGATGCTGGGCGTTTCCTCCGGCGTGGAGCCGATCTTCGCCAATGCCTATACCAGAAAAACAGAATCCGTCCACGGCAAGGACGTGTATTACAAGGTATACACGCCTTCCATTGCTGCCTTGATGAAAGAGCGCGGTATCTCGGAGGAAAGTGAACTGCCGGATTTCTGCGTGACTGCCGGTAGTCTGGATCACAAGTGCCGTGTGGACATGCAGGCGACATGGCAGCGGCATATTGACGCTTCGATTTCATCCACGGTCAACCTGCCCGAATCCGCAACGGTTGAGGACGTGGAGAGCATCTACCGTCATGCGTGGGAGCAGGGCTTGAAGGGCATCACGGTGTTCCGGGATAAATGCAGACGCGCGGGGATTCTGACCACCGATGCGCCTGACGAGAAAGAGGCTACACGTGAGCGCCCAGCCATCACGACAGGCATGACTGAAAAGGTGCGAATCGGTTGCGGCAATCTGTATTGCACTGTCAACCATGATGATCACGGTCTGTGCGAGGTGTTCACGTCTGTCGGGCGCGGCGGCGGTTGTCCGTCCCAGAGCGAGGCGACAAGCCGCCTGATTTCCATTGCGCTCCGCTCAGGTATAAAGCCCGAAACGCTTATCGAGCAACTGCGCGGCATTCGCTGTCCCAGCACACTCAGGCAGAAAGGCTTGAAGGCGCTATCCTGTCCGGATGCCATCGGGCAGGTGATGGAGCACGCGATGGCCATGACGAATGCAGAACATACACGCCCAATCACCGACAAGGCGTCTGTAGGCGATTCGGCTTGTCCCGAGTGTGGAAAGCCACTTGAGCACGAAGGCGGCTGTACTGTCTGTAAGGCTTGCGGCTACTCGAAGTGCGGTTGAGGTGATAGCCATGCAGACAGTCTTTAAGTATCACTTGGATATAGCGGACAGGCAGACGCTACGCCTTCCGCAACTCCTGAAGGATGTATCTGCTCCAAAGCAGGTTCTTCACATCGGAGAGCAAAACAGTGCGCCAGTGCTCTGGGCTTTGGTCGATCCAGCCTTACCTGAGCATGACCTAGTCATTCGGATGTTCGGTACCGGTCAACCCTGTGATGCGAATCCGGATCAATATCTCGGAACGTTGATGCTGTGCGGCGGGCAACTTGTACTGCATCTGTTCTACGAATAAGCAACTCTTAACGCCCGACTGGTATTCCGGTCGGGCGACTCTTTATAGGAGGATATCGCATGACCAATGAACAAAAACGTGCCATAACAGAACTTCGGCTTCATGGCGAGAGCCATGCTGCAATCGCCGGTGCGCTTGGAGTTTCTACCAGTGCTGTGAAGTCTTTCTGTTCACGCAATGCTGTCAACCTAGACGCTACACATAATCCGTCCAGCGGACGCTGTAAGCAATGCGGGGCAGATGTGACTTGCGTTCCGGGACATAGAGCAAAACTCTTCTGTAGCGAGACATGCCGACAAAAATGGTGGCGCTCTCATAAAGGCGAGGTTACAATAACCAGAAACGTCAGTGTATGCGAGCATTGCGGTGCATCATACAAGAACGGCGGTAATGCGGAACGTCGCTTCTGTTCCCATACATGCTACATTGAGCATCGGTTTGGAGGACACGTGAATCATGCCTGAGAATAAATCCGCCATAGAGCAAAGCACGGATGTCCTTCCCGTACTTACGTCCGACCAGTTGCAACGCGAAACCGGTTATCGGTTGGGTCTGTCAATAAGCCGAAAAATGCATGAACAAGGGCTTCTTACAACGCCGGAGCTTCGACGATTTGAACAGTTATTGGCGAAAAGATTCTCCCCGATCTGGGGAGCTTTTCTTTGAAAACAATCGCAAAATTTGCTTGATATCTGGCCGGAGTTGAGCGAACATGGCCACTGAAAGGAGGCGTTTAACCCTTATGGACAAACAAAATGATACAAGAAACGCCGAGAAAGAGCCTGTTATGACCGTAACTCCGGTCGAGCCATGCCTTGTTGCCCCGCCAGCAAAAAAGCGTGTAGCCGCATATGCACGGGTGTCCAGTGGCAAGGACGCTATGCTGCACTCTCTTTCTGCGCAGGTCAGCTACTACAGCGAGATGATCCAAGCCAGACCTGCATGGGAGTATTGCGGGGTGTATGCGGATTCAGACTTCACCGGTACTAAGGATTCCCGCCCGGAATTCCAGCGCTTGCTTGCGGACTGTCGAGCAGGTAAGATCGACATGGTCATTACGAAATCGGTTAGCCGGTTTGCGCGTAATACCATCACAACGCTCAACACCGTACGCGAGTTGAAGGATTTGGGGATCGACTGTTACTTTGAAGAACCGCATATCCATAGCATCTCGGGAGACGGTGAGCTGCTGCTGACCATCCTCGCATCATATGCGCAGGAGGAAAGCCTGTCGGTCAGCGAAAACTGTAAATGGAAGATACGACATGGCTTTCAAGATGGGAGACCTACCTATTCTTCCCCATTCGGCTATCGGATGAAGAAGGGGAAACTGATTGTTGTTCCTGAAGAGGCGGAGGTTGTGAAAACGATCTTCGCCTCTTTTCTTTCGGGACTGGGAAAGAACGCTATCATGAAGCTACTGATCGAACAAGGAGCGATGACCCGGCGTGGCGGTCGCTTCAACGAAAGCGTTATCAACTCAATGCTGCGTAACGAAAAGTACGCCGGTGACTTGCTTTTGCAGAAGACCTTTGTTGCTGATCACATCAGCAAGCGGAAGTGCGTGAATCAAGGTGAACTGCCAAGATACTACATAACGGATGACCACGAGCCAATCATCAGCCACGAGGATTTCGATCGAGTGCAACGCGAAATTGCTCGTCGCGTTGGCAGCGGAGACAAGTCGCCCAGTGTCGCTCATTATCCTTTCACCGGTATGATCGTATGTGAGAATTGCGGGCAGCATTTCCGGCGCAAAACAACGAACGGCAAGGTTGCTTGGAATTGCGGTACTTTCCTACGACTTGGCAAGGCCGTTTGCCACGCAAAGCAAATACCCGAGGACACGTTGATGACATTAACGGCTGATGTCCTTGGACTCCCAGCCTTTGATGAAGATGTTTTCAAGGAAAGAATCAAAGAACTGCGTGTTCCGGCTTTCAATCATGTTGTATTTGTTTTCAAAGATGGTCACAGCGTTGAGCGAGTTTGGCAGGATCGTTCACGGCGCGAAAGCTGGACGGACGATATGCGCGAGCAAGCGCGGGAATGCGTGAAACGGAGGTACAAGTAATGCAGAACTTATCATCATTTTCCGGGGAAGAACGTGTCACTTCGGATGGTCGCGTTATCACGGCTTTCCCCGTATCTCGCAGGCTATATACGCCCGAAAACGCGCAACCCAATGCCAAGAAACGAGTTTGTGCCTATGCCCGCGTCAGTACGGACAACGAGGAACAGCTTACTTCCTACGAAGCGCAGATCGATTACTACTCGCGCACCATTCAAAGCAACCCTGCATGGGAGTACTGCGGTATGTACAGCGACGAGGGGATCAGCGCGACAAGCACAGCCAAGCGTGAGGGCTTCAAGCAAATGATAGCAGATGCAATGGCTGGGAAGATCGACATGATTCTGACCAAATCAGTTAGTCGGTTTGCGCGTAATACTGTGGATTCGCTGATGACCATCCGTGCCCTCAAAGATAAGGGTGTCGGCGTGTTTTTCGAGAAAGAGAACATCGACTCACTGGACGGCAAAGGCGAACTGCTGCTTACGCTCATGTCGTCGCTGGCGCAGGAAGAAAGCAGATCTATTTCTGAAAACACGACTTGGGGGCAGCGGAAGCGTTTCGCGGACGGGAAGGTCACCATGCCTTTTAGCCGCTTCCTCGGGTATGACAGGGGCGAAGATGGGAAGCCGGTCATTAACGAGGAAGAAGCGAAGACTGTCCGGCTCATCTACGCACTTTTCCTAGACGGGCGTTCGCCTTCCACCATTGCACGTGAATTGATGCGGCGGGGTATTAAGTCGCCCGGCGGGTGTGAAACATGGCAAAGCTCAACGGTTGAGAGCATCCTGACGAACGAAAAGTATCGCGGGGATGCCCTTCTTCAGAAGAAGTTCACAGTCAACTTTTTGACCAAGAAAATGAAGCCCAATCAAGGCGAGGTAAGGCAATACTACGTCCAGAACAGCCACCCTGCCATCATCAGCGGGGAGTTATTCGACTTAGCGCAGGTCGAACTGCGCTCGCGCCGAAAGAGCGGTCATAAGCAATGCTCAGGGAGCATCTTCGCCAGTAAAATCCATTGCGGCGAATGCGGCGGCGTTTTCGGCAGTAAGAAGTGGCACAGCACCGACCAGTACAGCAGAACCGTATGGCAATGCAACGACAAATACAAAGGCGCAACGAAATGCCCTGCGCCTCATTTGTCCGAGGATCAGATCAAACAAGCATTTGTGAATATGGTCAACGCCATGATAGCAGAAAAAGAGCAGTTGCTTGCAGCATACGACGAAGTCATCACCTCAGTGCTCAACACGAGCGCCTTGGAGGACGAGAGGCGTAAACTCGAGGCCGAAGGCAAAACGATCCACCAGCAACTGATGGACTGGATCAACGAAAACGCCAGCCGTGCCATGCCGCAGACGGAGTATCAGAAACGGTATGATGAGCTATCCGAACGCCTGAACGCAAGCCAGCGACGTTTGGATGCCGTCAAAGAAGCAACCCTGCTCAAGGACGTAAAGCGCGACCGTGCGAGAGTGTTTATGGATACACTACGCACTGGACAGGTGATCGAAGCATTCGACGAGAAGTTGTGGAGCGCCATGGTTGATACGCTAACGGTCTACACAGATAAATTGGTGTTCATGCTTCGGGATGGAACGACGAGGGAACTGGTCAGATAA